GGGGGGGAATCAAAACCCCCCCTTCATTACTATTCTATGAGAAAAATAACTAAGAAAAATAAAACAAAACAGCGCGGGTATAACGGTCTTTTGAGCGGCATAAAGCAAGTAAGACGATGCGAGTAATGCGAAAAAGGCCGATTAAGGTATTCAGCGCTTCAAGGAAAAAAAATGGATTGCAAGAATCCATATTACACAAAAGGTCACTATGTCCCATGTGGACAGTGCACCATGTGTAAAATACAGAGAGCACGAGAGTGGTCTCTAAGGATGATGCACGAGATGATGTACTGGCAATCAGCGTGCTTCATCACACTAACATACGAGGATAAGTTCCTACCAGAAAAAGGTGGACTATCCAAAAAAGACGTTTATCTGTTCATAAAACGGCTAAGAAAAATAAAGGCCCCACTAAAAATAAAGTACTACGCAGGGGCCGAATACGGCGACGATGAAGGTCGCCCACACTATCACGCCATAATCTTCGGCGTGGGGATCACCGAGCACACAGTTGTAAAATACGGTGATTATCTAATAGCTCGAACGGGACCCGTCTGGCAGGCTTGGCAGCGGGAAGGAGAACCAATAGGACGTATACAAATAGGATCGGTAACGGGTGAGAGCGCACGCTACTGCGTAAAATATCTACATAAAAGGTATAACGGAAAAATGCGATTCTACTACGGTGAGCTAGAGCGTCCGTTCTCAATTCAATCTAACGGTCTTGGAAAACAGTGGGCACTAGACAACATAGGCCAACTGTCCAAAATGCTTGTATGCAAGCAAGGAAGTAAGGATGTCAATATTCCCAAGTATTATAAACGGCTTTTTGAAAAAGCTCTTCCCTCTTATCGCATGGACGCTTTTGAAGAAGGTCTCAAAATCATGGCTCAAGAAAATACTGAGGAACAAAAAAGGAGGTTCTACGAAAAACACGGAATAAAAACACTAAACGTTCGAATGGAAACAAAGTTCTTCGACGAACTAGAGCAGAAGGAAAAAAATCTAATAGCAAGAGAGGAAATTAAAAATGCTCAGTGAAATCTTCACGGTCTTTGACGTAAAAGCCAACCAGGCAAGCCCTATACTTCACGCCCGTAACCGGGCGGTAGCAAATAGGATGTTCAGAAAAATGGTAGGAGCACAGGACATACCTATCGAAGAGCTTAGGCTCTTGAAACTAGGAACGTTCGACGACGAATCCCTTGAGATCGTGTCAATCGAACCGGAGGACGTAACGGACGTTATCTCTGATCCTATGGAGGTAGTACAATAATGAATCCCTTTAAAAGCGTGGTGGCAACTAGGCCGGGAGTATCGGCCTTCAACCTGTCCCACTATAAACTGCTCTCCTGTGACATGGGAGAGCTGATCCCTATACTCTGCGAGGAAGCAATACCCGGTGATATATTCAACATCGGTGTGGAGGTAGTTCTAAGGATGCGCCCGCTGGTCGCGCCGATCCTCCACGAGGTCAACGTATACTTTCACTACTTCTTCGTGCCCTACAGGCTCTTATGGTCCTCCTGGGAAGACTTCATATCAGGCGGAGAGCTCGGGACAGACGATTCAACTCTCCCGACATGGAACGTAACAACAAATACGGTTGGATCCCTGTGGGATTATCTGGGATTCCCGATCGGCATAGACGCCGCGGGAGCAAGGCCAATAGCATTCCCTCAGTACGCTTATAATGAAATTTATAATCAATACTATCGGGATCAGAATCTCGTAACTGCTTTGACAATAACAACTAACGAAGCAATACAAAAAAGAGCCTGGGAAAAAGACATGTACACTTCAGCCTTGGCTTCACAGGAAAAAGGAACGGTCCCGGCTTTGGATATGACACTATCAGGGAACGTGGCCGGAACCGTCGTGGCAACAGCCGCGATAACAGCTGATCCATCGGTAGCCCTAGATCCTAAACTTGATTCAATGGACGAACAGTTTTACGCTGGTTCGGGAGGTGCAGATAATGCTAAGCTGTTAGCGGCATTTCAGAAGCTTACAACCGTGACGGATATATCAGGCGGAACAGTCACCGGCTTCGATATGGATGATCTTCGTCTGAACATCGCTATTAAGCGTTGGATGGAATTAAATAACCTCGGAGGTACAAGACATGTCGAATGGCTACGCTCACAGTACGGCGTCAAGGTGCAAGATCATAGACTTGACAGGCCTGAATATATTGGAGGCAGCAAGACTCCTGTCGTGGTATCGGAGGTCCTCCAAACATCGGAAACTCTTACAGGGACTGAACAAGGTACTATGGTCGGACACGGAATAGCCGTGGGACGAAATTTCTGTGCTAAAAAACGCATTCCCGAATTCGGATTAATCATGGGTATCATGTCAATCATGCCTAGAACGATGTACCATCAAGGAATCGACCGAATGTGGTCGGAAAGGAAAGACACTAGATATGATTTCTACAACCCGCTTTTTGCGGGGCTATCAGAACAGCCCGTATATGAATCGGAGATTTACGCGTCAGCAGTTGAGGCGCAAAATAACACGGTTTTCGGGTACCAAGGCCGTTACAACGAATATCGTTACCGACCGAATAAGGTTGCGGGCGATATGCACAGTACTTTCGATCACTGGCACCTATGCAGGCAATTCGGAGGCCGCCCGACGCTCAATCAGGCGTTTATTGAATGTGAACCGCGAAAGGACATATTCGCATCCACTAATGAAGACGGCCTACTCGTCCAGGTTGGAAACATAATCAGAGCAATCCGGCCCATGCCGGTAATACCACGTCCAGGGAGGCTATAATGGACTATCCTATTCTCCAAACAAAGTACAACAGACTTCCCCACCCTGGGGAAGTCAACGAGGGTCCTGTCCTCGTAAATAAGGCTTTCGTGCCGCTTAAGTTCCAGATAGAGCAGGCACTGGCCGCAGGCGAGCGACTTCAAGAGTTCAAACTCGCTCAATATCACGCACAGCACCCAGAGGACATACCGGAGGGTTACTATGATCCCTCAACAGAGCCAAACTATGACTATGCTGACGCAAGTCAAGAAAATCAGATAATGCTGGCTAAAGCAAAAGAGTTGCTGGCAAAAAGAAAGGCGGTAAAAGATGTTGAGGATAGCACAAAACCTGAAGAACCCAGTACGGATCCTGTCCCTGAGGAAGAGCCTGCTCCTGCTACTTGATGAGCTGGATCTCTACTCAACAGTGAGTGGTGAAGATCTGTACATAACAGGAATACAAGGTGAGCCCTACCGTTTAGGTGGGGCTCACGATGATGGCCGTGCCGTGGATATAAGAACGCGCGGCCTAAAGTACGTGAAAAATCTGGTAGCCTTCTTAAAGGCTCACTCATCATATGAAGTTCTTCATGGAGACCCTGCTCACATGGATCACGTACACGTCCACGTCAAGAAGGGGTATAGAACTATCAATGACCCTTCGAAAGTCGATCCTTGGCAATCCTCAGAAGGATTTCGCATAGCAGATATGCGAAAAAAGCTAAAAGACAGTTAACCTCTTGTTGTTAACTGTCCCATCGGTCCGACAAGGACGATGGAAAGGAATTAAAATGGCAATAGGCGGAGCAATAGGAGCGGCAGCAGCTACAGGCGGAGCATCAATATTACCCTCACTGGCTGTTGGAGGCCTCGGCCTCCTTGGAGGCTATATACAAAGAAGATTCGAGAAAAACCAGCAGGCTTCAGCAGTACAAACGAGGGTTGCCGACCTAAAGGCGGCAGGACTATCACCCACACTAGCAGCAGGATCCGCAGCGCAAACAGGTGGATACACCGATCCGTTCAAATCAGCAGAAGAGAAAGCACAGCTAGCTATGGGATTAATGACTCAAAGAAAAAATATTTCACAAATGGATGAAAGCATAAAAAACCTAAGGGTCCAGCGTGGTCTAGAAAAATCACGCAAAACAGCACAGGACCTGGAAAACTCTTATGCTGCTTCATCCCTTCCCTTCCGGATCTCCGGAAGCATTGCTGCAACAGCAGAACTATACAAAAAAATAGATGCTCTAACACACAACATATCTATCGCTAAGGAGCATGGCTGGCCTATAGGATCAGCAGATTGGAAGACAAGACTTGCACTAGCACTGGAAGAAAAAATGCTTCCAGGCGGAGGTCAATCTCTGAGAGACAGAATAAACTCAGGATCGGCAGCAGCCGTTCAAGGACTTGACAAACTAAAATCAATAACCGATTCTTGGAGAGAACGGTTGAAAAATGCTAAAGCGAACGAAACTAAAGCAAACTGGAGGAACCTCAGATGAGCATCATCAAAAAAATCTTAATGGCGGTCACCGTAATCGGGATCGCCGGACTTGGTGTCCTGGGAGTAACAGAAATAGACTCCCTGGTAACCCTTGGGGTTACAATAGGCACCATTGCCGTTTCCCTGGGAACGGCATTCAAAAAAGACTAAGGAGTAACTATGAGACGTAGACGTCGAAGCACTGGACGCCGGCGTAAATCTCGCCGGCTAAAACGCTACACGGTTTCCCGTGGCGGACTCAGACTATAATCCAGGGGGGTTATAGAGAAGGGGGGGAATCAAAACCCCCCCTTCATTACTATTCTATG